TCTAGATCTCATATATGGATTTAGTGAAACATCTCTTACATATGAACCCAAATCTATATTTTCTGTTAATGTATTTACTGATAATTGATTTATGATTTGTTCTTGAAGTGTGTTAGTTGTAGTGACGGTAGCAGTCCCCACATTCCGTACTCTACTAGTGGAATTAATATTTCTCCAATCACCAAAAATTGTACCAAATGGAGAAGCAGCAAATTGCTCCCAAGGTGTTGATAAATCGATATCGACATTTACGTTTGGAACCAACGATTCATCTTGAAAATAATCATAATTTGGATATAGTTCCAACAAACCGTTCCATTGCCAAGCAGATTCTGTACAAACTCTGTATTTTGTTGAAAATTCTTGTGATATATATTTTTCATCTTCATAATCTAATAAAACTAATGGTCCTCTTCTTTTAACATTAGATGATTTTACAGAATCCGATGATGTATTTGGTGTAAATTGAAAATCTATAGCGTGTTTATTAAAGAAAGGTCTTGCTACCGATTGATCTTTATCAATAGCAATTTTATATTCGAAATCTGAAACATTACCTATATTATGAGAATTAAATGGATCTGCAAATATACCATTTTTAAATCTATTAAGGCCATTGGCATCAGATATTGTCAAATCTCTTGATTTTTGCTCTAGTGCATTTAAAACTGTATAATACTCAAGTCTTTTAAGTCTTCTGTCAATAGCACCAATATCTTTCATCGTATATCTACGATTATATCTATCAAATATTTTTATTTCTTGTGATGATTTATAAGTTTCATATTCTCTTCTTGTAGCAGAAGGATACGGCGGAACAAAAGTTTCTTTGAGTAATACTTGATCGTTTTCTATAAATGGAGATTGTGGGTTTTCTGATGGAACACCTTGATTTACGATAAAATTCCCAGTAGGATTAATAGTAATAATATCTATTCTAGGCAAATAATATTCAAAATCTGCTACAAAATTGCTATCAGGGACAACCATATGTTGACCAGATGCAGGTATTACATAATTATTTGTATTTAATCCTGGATTAATAGTAGCCGACCCTTCTGTAGAAGAAGAAACAGCAGTGTTTGATTTTATTGCTCTAAAATCTATAAAGTTTCTTATTTCCGAACCATTATGCTGTGTTAATTCGATTGTCTGAATAGCATCTGCATTATTAGAATTTATATCATCAATTGGATATGATTCCACAGAGAAAAATCCAACAGAAGATGAGGTATTAGCAGTAAAATGATCCAATTCTATTAAGAATTTAGTAGATCCTGATATTTTTGATGTATATTCTGGTTTAATAAATATTCTTGAATGTTCTAATGTATCTTCTCTACTACCACCATCTAGATTGAACCAAGTTAGTCTATCCGGATTTGTGTTAGCATATGTTGTGCCTACATAAATGTGTCTAATTTTATGAACGTCTGAGAACCCAAGATCCCAAGGACCAACGCTGGTTGCTACGCTATTAGAGCAATCTATCTTAACAAACGTATTTTTGTTTATAATTTTTGATATTGGACTTGCTTGATTTCTATTCACTGGATATGAACAGTAGACAGTTTGACTTCCGGTATCTAGAGTTAATCCTAAATTAGCTGAAAATGAAGTATTAGAGTTTATAGTAACATTAGCTAAAGGTAAAGGAGTTCCTGTAACAAAATATTTACCAAACTTACTTGCTGTATTAGAATCAGGTAATGCAGTATCAATAGTTAAAACTGAACTATTTCCCACAGACACTACTCTTCTCACGTAACTTTGAGATGAATTCGCATATATTCTGATATTTGAATTGGACACTACTTCATTTGTAAAATCTGTACCATTACCAGTTATAGTAGTAGTTCCAGCAGTTATAGCAACATTACCAGATAAATTAGCAGAATATGCGTTTGCAGATAAAATTACATCATAACCATTTAATAGCGATCCTGATAATATAGAGCCGGATGATTGATTTAATCTTTCTGTAGATGCCCCGGTTGCTGGGGTATCTAATGAAATTGTTAATATACCAGCACTGTTTATTGTTCCAGATTTAATCTGAGTATATGTATAATTAGTATCACCGATTCCAGTATTATTTGTTAATCTTTTTATTGCTGTTAATCCACTATCAAATATACTGGATTTTTTCGTGGAGTCTTTTAATTGCGCAACACCCGCTTCCAATACAATATCTGCTTTTGCTGAACCAAAAGTACCAGACATATATAAACTTTTTACATCTGAGGAAAAGCTTTTCCCTGAATTCATTCGAATGTTGAACAAATATATATAATATTTTGCTGTAGGTGTTCCTTTAGTGCCTGCATTAAAGGAAACTGCTCGCACGTTTGCCTTACCAACGGAAATACCAGAAGGCGTTGATGTAGTTCCTTCATATTCTGAAATTGAATTTTGTGCAGAATCATATAATGTGATTTCTAAAAGCTGCTCGGTATCAAAAATACCAACATATTCATCACAGATAACATAGTTTCCGTAATTTGCAGTTACTATTTGATTTTCTGCAAAATTGGTTGATATCCCTCTAGACGCTTCAACATTAACAGATCCTACTTTTTCTATTCTGTTACCACGAACATAAGAAATACCAGAAGACATCTCATAAAAGAATGATTGTGTATTTGCAGTATTATCTCTAGTTTCTGTTGTAAATGGTTTTATATAATAGTCGCCAGATTCTTCATATGTTCTTTTTGCTAATTCTTTTTGAATAGCATTATATTCAGTAGTATCTGTTTGTTGTGTTGGTTCATTTGAATCGAATTCAACAATAGAAAAGAAATTAGTATTTGATGTATCGGTTTTTAATTTTGAAACTAGAACTGGATTTAGTTTTAATCTATAAGCACCAGGAGCATTTTCATTAGGGTAGCCAAGTGCATTATCTGTTAATGATAAATCTTCTTGGTCATTAACAATATTTTCCGATGTTTCAAACCCAACAACATATCCAGTAGCATTCGTAGAAAACTCATTAACTGTGATAACCTGAGGGCCAACTTTTGAAAAGAATCCTTTTTGAAAAATTATACCATCTGAAACACCCATACAATAAGATTGGCCATTAGAAGTAAAACTACTATTTGTAGCAATGGAATTTACTGTATATAATAAATTATTAGAGTCTAGAGTTCCAAATTCATTTTGATTTTCAGAATATATATAAAGATTGTCTCCAGGCAAAAATGCAGATACTTTATTGTTAGATGAATCTGTACCAAATGTCACATAATCAAGATAGAGTCTATTAGTATTTGGTGCTGATGCTTTAAGTCCATCTTTTGCTAATTTAATATTTGCTCTAACAGCATTATTTGAATCTGTTGAATTTGTAACAACATATGTTTGTGGATCTGATGAATAAACGTTTAAATCAGTAGGTCGAACTGTGGATTCTACACTGTTTGCAAAATATATTTTATCCTCAATAGAAATATAAGATAGGTTTGGATAATAAAATATTGCAACACCATCAACTATAGTACCATCTTTAAATACATTATTCCCAAATCGTTCAATTTGTTTTTGTATAATTGTCTGTAGCTGTGTTAGTTCTCTTGCTTGAACAGCAACAGCAGGTCTAAATATGATTTTATAAAAATCTTTATCTTCATCATAATCATCAAAATATGGTGAAACATTAAAATTAGTTTTTAAAGATGACATACTTATTTTTTCCTATTATAACTTAATAATCAGCTTATATGCTTCATTTTGATTATTTGAACGATTTACATTATTTATACTTTGCGTATAAAAAGGAACTAAATCTTTGTAATAAATATCGCCAGTTTCATTTATTGTCTGAATGGTTGTTGTGTTACTTCCGGCTGCATTTGTGACAGATTCTCCTTGTTGAAAATCTTTATCACCTGCAACATAAACTTGTGTAGAGTTAGAAAAAACAACATATCCAACTGCTTTACTATTAGCACCTTTGATTTTTTCTCCCTTCACAAAAGTATGTGCAGGAGTTACATTTGCTTTTAATACTTGATCAAATGTGCTTGTAGTATATACATTACCCTTTGTGAAATCAGAATTCATATAATATACACCTTTTGCGATACCTATCTTATTATAAAGGGTATTGGATGTTATTATTGTATTCGATTCATTGTTTGAGAATTTAAAATTAATTCCCAATCCTTGAACATTTAGTTCGTTCTCTGCACTTGAACCGTGACCACCAGGAGGATTTATAATTGTATATAGATTTGCTCCAGTTCCAGAAGGGCTGTCTATTGAAACATTTGCCCAAGAAACAAAAGACCCTTTGGTTAAGACTATAATACTATGAATAGAATTTGAGGAAGCATTAATATTACAGTATGCTGTTGGTGCTATATCACCATCAGTTTCAATAACAATATCAGGAGCAATAGAATATAAAGTTACACCTGGGGTTATGTTATCCGTGTTTGCACTTGTGGTAAATCTTACAAATTTACCTGTAGCATTGGATGTAAAAGTATCTACTTTTAATAATTGAGATGTGGAGACTGTGTTGTTTAACAAATATATTCCATTATCATCATAATGAAAACTATCACCAATAGTATTAGATTGAACCTGAATTGTTGAAGTATTAATAACTGCTTGGACTGTTCCGTTTGAATGTCTATCATATCCAACACCATTATTTGCAATTACGATAACTTCTACACCAGCATTATTACCAGCAGCACTAACTATACTTGAATTAGAATATAGGGGAACATAATCTGCTGTTGCAAATCTATCATAATTTGTTGTTGATATAGATGAGATATATCTCCACACATAACTATCGGAAGTTTGAAAAGATGTTGATTGTGTGGGAGTAGAAATAGAACTCGGATTCACAGTAGAATTTGCATTATTCGCATTATCAATACATTTGTAAATATGATAATAACCACCAGGAACTTCTGGTGGAGTAATAGCATAATATTTTGTATTTGTAAATAATGTATTTGAAGTATTATCATATCTTTCATAAGCAGTATTTGTAGACCAAGCATTATTTTTAATAACTGGTACTATATCTGTATTTGAAAGTTGTTTTCCAAATAACATTAACCAAGAATTTATGAAAGAGGTATCATAATCACTATCAACTGATGTTGGTATACCATTAGAATATTCTACTGGGTGAGAAGCAAAAGCATAATAGTGTGAAACATTTGCTTCAACACTTTCTAAAATATCTTGTATTAAATTTTGTTTAAATTCAGGTAGAATTTTTGACATTATTTACCTATTGCAGTATAACTTACTGATTTTGCTGTTACATTTGCAGTTCTTACGTTTGCAGTAGATGTATTTGATGCTATCACAATAGACTGATGTGTTGCATCATATGCACCCGCAATATTTGTTGATACTGTTAATGAATACAATCCTGTTGGAAATACATTGGCAAAAGTAATATTACCTACTGTAGTGTTCGCATCAACACTTCCATATTGAAGAATTAGACCATTAGGAAGATATGTAAATCCATTTGCAGTAGTTGCAGCTGTCCCTAGTGTCAATCCAGTATTACTATTTACAGTTACCGATGTAGCATTTACAAGAGAACTGTTTGCTGATGTGTTAACTGTAGAATTCCCTACAGTTACCGTGCCTTCTGAAATTGTAATAGATGAAGTGGAGTTAGAAACAACAATTGTTGAACTGTTCGATGTAGTGTTAACAGTAGAATTGCCAATTAATATTGAACCAGTTGTAGTGGAAACTTCTGATGTAGAATTGGAAATTTTGACTGTGCTACTATTCGCAACAGTATTTGTTGTGCCTGTTCCAAGTAAAATATTGTTTGCAGCAGTTGCATTATTAGATGCAAAGGTAAAGGCAGAATATACTTCGTTAAAATTATCATTGACTTTGTCAAAAGCATCACGTAATGGATCACCAGTCCCATCATTTGCTGTTGAACCTATTCCTATTGTCTGTTTTGTCACTTCATATGACTCCTAATTTAAGAAACAAAATCTGCTAATGGTAACATTCTATCAGCCGTGTAAGTTCTGTCAGCAGTAGCAAAGAAAGTATAGCTATCCACAGTAACAGTCCCATTGTCAGATAGTAAAATATTAGAATCTGATGTAAAATCAAAAGATTTTATCGATGTATTACTACTATGTAATAATTCTATAGTAGAACTTACGTCTTGTATAAGTTCAAATTCACCAAACAATTCAGAACCGGCAGAATGAAACGTATCTTTTATTATATCTTTATATTTAGCAAGTATTTTTTGAACTTTTATCTGATAAGAAAAATCTTGATAAAAATAACTATCTTGTATAAATTTATCAGAGCTTAAATGGCTTCTTGTAGTAGTCCAAAATCCTCTACCTACACCAATACCAGATTTTAAAACTTTACCGCTAACAAGACTTGCTGTATTGAACTCTGTTATATTGACAGATAATAATGCATTAATTCCGTTAGAAGTTCTAATGGAAATAGTTGGCGTTGTTTGATATCCAGATCCTCTGTCACTATAAACAACGGATGTGATAACACCACTACCATCAGTTCCCACTACTGCATTTGCACTATCTGCGGTGTCTCCACCAGAAAAAATAACTAATTCATTGTTTTGATATCCAGAACCACCAGAACTAATTACAACATTACTCAATCCACCTTGTAGATATAAATCTACAGATTCGCCGTTTAAATATGATTTACCAGAATTAACGATTGTAACTGAAGTTGCAATGTCATTACCTGATGCTGGAAGCCCTCTAATATTTTCATTTTCACCATTAATAGTTTCATCTTCTCTTACCATAATGGTATCATACGTGGCAAAATTAGATGGTAATATTGTAGGTGCTGCTCTATACTTAGCGCTTCCTGTAGAATTATTTTCAGGAGGACCATAGAGAATTATTTGCGTGCTGTTTGTAACTTCTTTAATTACTTGTATTTCTTCTGTACTAGTTAAAGACAAATTTGCTTGAATCTGTATAACATCATTTGCTTCAAATATAGAATCAAATATAGTTGAAGTTCCTGTGATTGTATTTGAAGATGTTGTATAACTTAATGTTCCGGGGAGATTATTTGAAATTAGTGTAGATCTAACAAAATTTATAGTTGTATTATTATAGTTATTACCAGTAGATACATTTGTTAAGGTTGACATTGTTCCAAAAGTATCTGTTCTAAATGATAAAGCAGATCCGATTGTAGCAGTTAAATTAGCAGTAATATCACCCGGAAATCCATAGGTGGTAGCGTCTAATTGTAAATCAGAATAATTACAAATGACATCAGTGTTGTATGTAATAAGTTGTTGATTAGTTAACTGATCTATATCAAAATTAGCACCGGACCCAGAAGTATCACCTGTGCCGTTATAGACAAATATCGAAGAATTTGATAGATAACCAAACCCACCAGATAAAATATCAAAGTTGATAGATCCAAACGCTCTACCTATACTAGCAACTCTTAATAATCCATTTTGACCAAATGATATAATATTATTGTTTGATAGGTCTCTTTTGACAATTTTTAATATATTACCTACTTTAAAATTCTGACCACCATTAATTAATTGTAGACCATTCAAAGAGCCTTTTAAAATAGGCGAAGAAGAAATAGCAGAAGTATTTGATGCTTGTCCTTTTAGAACAATTGCTTCTCCTATGGTAAAATCTTGGTTTTTTGGTGTTATATTTGAAATAAACAAAGTGTTCACAATATCATTATCAAAAGATTCTTTTATAAAGGATTCTATAACTGCAAGAGTGCCGGATTCAGAACCCTCAACTTCCTTACCTACTAAATCATTTAGACTTCCATTATCTGTAACTTCTAAATACTTTGGTTCTTTCCAAGTCCCATCAGAAGGTTTTAATAGATCTCTTCCAGGAATATATATTTCTGAATCTAAATTATAAAGAAGTTTAAATAGTAATTTATGTCCCTGAATACTCGATTTTGATCTATAAGCATCAAGAGCATGCTTTATCATAAATCTTTTATTTACAACAGTTTCAAATGGGATACCGAATAAATATTTTTTCTCAAAATGAACTAGGAAGTCATCTATAGTGTTATCAACATCGCCATAGTTTAAAAGACTTCTTGAATGGTAGATTGGATTACCATTAGATTCCATCCATTCATAATATGCTTTCATAAACAATATGAAAGTTGGTCCATCTTCTCTATAAAAAGATGGAAATTGGCTTTCAATGAAATTTGATATTTTTGGTTCTATTGAAAATTCCATATTATTTTACTGTTTCTATTACATTAACATTAACATTAGAATTATCAATAAGTAAAATCATATTTTGTGAAGAAATTACATCTTTATTCTTAGTATTAACCAAGAATGAAATATATTGATCATAACTTTTTATTTTAATATTATCAATTTCTACTTTACCAGTAGTATAATTTATTGTCCCAATATTTGATTTAATAATTATTAATTTACCATCAATTTCTTTATAAACTTCTAATATACCACTACCATTATCTTTTATTTGAGCAAATGCTGTTTCATTAGCATCATCATCAAGATATGTAAATTGTGTAGTTGTAAGAACTACTGAATTATGAGTATATCCAGTGCATAATGTTTTTCTTGATTCAAGTTCGTTATTATAGTTTATAATAAAGCTTACTTTTTCATTCACTTTTGGTGTTTGTCTTGAAAGTAATCTCACCTGAGTGTCATTACTTGTAATATTTTCATCAACAGTATCGATAGATGTAACAAATTTACTATATCTAAAATCATTATCGAATTTTGAAAGATTAGTATTTCCAAAATCTATAATATCTTGTATTACTAATGCATTTATATCATTGACAGATTTCAAAGATGTTATAGTATTAAGTTGAACAGATGAAATCACGTGAACATAAAAGAGATCAGGATCAACAAAAACAACTCTGTTTGGAAGAGCAATATAATCTAATAGATAATTAAGAATATCGTTCTTTAGAAAATCTGGAGCAACAATTCCCGATGCTGGTTTTAATGAAAGTAAAACTTTACCATATTGTTTTGGTTCTACTTCTTGACCACCATAAACATTTACATCCGATAAGGCTCCTCCAAATCTAGCTAGAACTAAAGCAGAATAATCGTTTGATGCTACTGCTCTTTGTTGTGTAGCAAAATATCTAGGTGCTCGGAATTTAACTTCATCAATAGTTTCTTGGAAGGCACCATCTGCTGAATTAGTAATTACTGTAGGAGTTACTGTTGATATTTCACCAGAATTTATTGGTCCTAAATCATCAACAAGAGAAATGTCTGTAACACCATTAGAATCTTTGCCATTGTTTACAATATAGTCTGCTTCTATTGTAGCAAAATTTTGTGGTCTTCTACCAAATATATCGTTACCAAAAGCAATTTCATATCTATTATTATCAGATGGTTGTAAGAAAAATACTTGTGAGTTTTTGTTTATACCAAGAAGATTTTCTGCTCTTGAATAATTATATGAGTTAGCACCATTGTTCTCTATTACTGTAACTGTAAGAGTATTAACATCTATATTTTGGTTTGATAATCTAAGAACTTGTGTCTCATCTGTTGAATCATATATAAAAGAATCTTGGAAAAAAGAACCTTCTAAAATTTCTACATTCGAAATGGAATAAGTATCATTTGCTGATGTAATTATATTTACATCATTGGTAACGAACTCAAAAGAATCATTTGAGTTTGAACCAGAAAATCTAGTCCCCTTAGGTATCGTAAATGGGCCATTGATTCCAGTAGTTTCAAATGTTAAATCGAGAAATGCTGTTGATGATCTATTTGAAATAGGAAGATAGTTTAATTCTTTTGAATGTGATGCGACAGAATCATATTTTTGAGAAGAATCAAGAAACATTTCAGATGCAACCATATTCATATAGAAAGAATTTAAATATGAGTTATATGACATTACATCAAGTAAGACATTAATATTCGACCCATCAAAATCATAATCTTTTAAAACAGATTGATTTTGAAGGTAGGTTTTAAAGTTTTCTTTTAGTGTATCAAAATCTAATGACGAAATGTTTAATGAACTATTTGCCATTTAACGAACTCTTTTCAGTAATGGTATTGTTAATACGATCTCTTCTATGTTATTTATAAGAGTATAAACAATAGTAATAACTATTTCGTATGTATCTATTAGTCTATTTATTTGTGTTGTATCTTGATCTAATGAAGATTCTACCAATACCTCTATAAGATTAACTCTAGGTTCATTATTTTGTATAGTTGTTCTTATAAAAAATTCTAAATCATTTATTTTTGCTTGTGTATTTAGTTCAAAAAGTGATGCATTTACATCAGAACCAATAAATGGCTGAAATAGTCTTTCACCAACATTTGTTTTAATAAGATTTCTTAATGACTGATTTACTGATTTTTCATTTGTGACGCGGCCAAGCTGTTCTCCAATAGGAGTCTTTGCAAAAGAATTTAAAAAATCAGAGAAAATCTCACCTTGTTTTTCTTTTGGTGAAATAGATTCTGCTCTTGTTGGTCTAGTTACCATTTATTTTTTTCCTTATGGTCCACAGAATACATTCGACGAACCTGATGCTACTGATGTGCAAGCAGTTACGGCATCTCCAATTCTACCACAACCTTTACCATTTATAAAAACTGTAGGAGATCCAGTTGTAATTGGAGCTTGATGTAGTGGACAAGGGACTGCTGTATTTGCTTGATGAGAATGGTTATTATCACCTTGCCTGGAAATACCTATACTATTTACAAACACATCAGGAGATCTTTCTAATCTAAGTGGAATTGAACAATGGACTACATCTTGATCTAC